CTCGATAGTAGGATTTTTTAGCCCCACTAAAAAAGAAATTAGGTGCGCCAAACATTATGCAAACGCCTGTGCAAATGTGCCATACCAGTTTGTACCGTCAGCCACAAAGCTAAGAATATCCACCGCAGATGCAGTAGCCGTAATTGTTGGTGCTGTTCCACCAGGCCATTTAACACTTGTAAATGTAGCCGTGGTCATGCCAGTTGCTGCTTGAGTCAGTTTAAGAATAAACGATTTGCCAGCCGTTGCTGTTGGCATAGTAAACGTGCAAGGTGTTGATGCGGTTAGAGTAGCCGTTAAAACTGTACCTGTTGTAAGTGCTAAAGAACTACTTGCTCCAACTGTACCAATAGCTTGAAGAGTTTCCACATAATTGGTAATTGTGGGATTGGTTAATGTTTTACTTGTTAATGTCTGGCTTGATCCAAGGTTTACCAATGTATCTGTTGCAGCTGGTAATGTGTAAGTGTAAGACCCTGTAACCGCAAATGTGGATGCAAATGCTCCAGTAGTAGTTAATGATCCACCTAAAGTGATCGTGCTTGATCCATTATTTACACCAGTACCACCATATGTGCCTGTGATAAGCGAACCATTCCAAGTAGCACTAGTTATACTACCAGGGTAACTAAATGTATTGGTAGACCAAGATACATTAGATGGAGCACCAAAGTGGTAGTCCCAAGTACCTGCTGCAATACTATTGGTTAACAAACTTATAGTAATAAAACCACCAGATTGAACTGTAGCTATTGTTGTACTAGAGTTGTTAACAACTGTTATTGCACCACTAGTTTGGTTGTTGTTAAATGTGTAAAGAATACCTGGACTGAGTGTTGTGGCATCAGGCAACTTATAAGTTTGTCCACCAGAACCAGTAACAACCCAATTGGGAGTAGAGCTAGATGTTAAAGTAGTTGTTGTACCAGCAGCAGCTACGTTAGTAAACCCAGCATAAAAAATGTTACCAGTAACATTTCTACCAGCAGTTAGGTTAGCAATAGAAACATTAACAGTTGTACCTGATTGCACAATAGGCAATACTTCAGTTCCAGCTACAGGAGTTGTTGCTCCTGTTAGTGCAGAGATTTTTGTATCAGCCATTTAATTCTCCAATTATTGAATGTTAGCAGCTTTTAGTCTAGCTCTCAAGGATTGTAATTCAGCAACAATGTTTGCAATTATTTGTGGAGTAGAAGCATCTACAGATTGATAAATTGGGTTTCCATTTTCATCAACTGCATTAGCAGCACCATGCACTGCATCAGGACAAACAGTCTGCAACTCATCAGCAACAAAACCAACAGCAGAAGTATTGGTAGCAGTCCAAGTAAATGTTCTTGGTAACAAAGCATCAATAAAAGCACCACTAGCCGTGTATGTTTCAATGTTAGATTTTAATCTTCTATCAGAAGATGAACCATAATTAACACCAGTACCATTGGTAGATATGTTACCCACTGCCGTGGGAGCAGATGAAGAACCATAACCAAAGTACATTAGATCGGTTGAAGTGCTGTTAACAACAGCAGCTATACAAGTACCATGACTTGTAGAACCTTGGTAAGCAGCAAATGTAATACCATAAGAAGTAGATTGAGAAGCATATACAGTTGGTGCTACACTAAATGTACTTTGAGCACCAAAGTAAGATGCTCCACCAGATACTTTAATGTTTTGCCAACGATAGGAATCAGAACCTAACGATAGGGTTCCATCAGAAGATGGAATGAATGCTGTACCATATAAATAAATTTGAGCAGAGCTGTTACCAATACCAATTGTGCTTGAACCTGTATTAATTCCATAAGCAGTTCCAGATGGGCCAATTGAAGCAACACCAACACCAACGCCACCAAAGAATGAGTTGTAAGTTGTGGTTATTCCACTTGATCCTGAAAAGGTATTACCAGCAGTTGCAACAGCTTGAAGCGTTGGGGTTGCAGCGGTAACTGTAGACCAAGTGCCATCTCCCCTTAAATAAGTGCTAGATGACGCTGAGCCAGAACCTAAGTTAGCTGTGGGCACATAGCCTGACCAACTTACAGAAAGCGTACCATTAGCCGTTAAAGGGCTATTAGAGACTGAAAAACCTGTGGGCATAGACAAACCCACAGAAGTTAAACCAGAGCCTGTGCCACTAGGTGTTACCCAACTACCTTGTTGATTTAAAAACAATGTAGAAGAACCACTGGAAGTATTGGGTGCAGCAATTGTTGCATTACCCCAATTAAAACTACCAGCAACTGATAATGAAGACCATTGATAAAAAGAAGTACCTAATGAAATGGTATTAGTGGGGTAAGGAATAAAAGCATTACCAGCTAACAATACTGTGTAAGGATTACTTCCACCAAGATTACTTTGTAAACCTACATAGTTTCCTGCTGAAGTAATGCCATACACAGTCAGTCCTGTGGGAGCATTAAGTTGATTACCAACACCAACACCACCAAATGAAACATTATTTGGAATTGTGTTAGTCCAAGTACCATCACCCCTTAAAAAATAAGAGCTATTAGCCGTACCAGTACCTAAGTTGGCAGCAGGAACTTGACCAGACCAAGTAATAGCCATTGTGCCATTAGAAGTAAGGGGACTACTAGCAACAGACAATCCTGTAGGTACAGAAATACCAACAGAAGTAAGACCTGTACCAGTACCCGATGGTACAGACCAAGAACCTTTTTGATTTAAAAACTTAGTTGCATCTCCACCTGATCCAGTATCAGGAGCAGTAACAACTGTATTGTTCCAGTACAAAGAACCTGCAACTCCTATAGATGACCACTGATATCCAGACTGTCCTAAAGCAATACCACTATTAGTAGAACCACCTAAAATAGCATTAGAGTAGGGTATAAACGCATTACCACCTAAAAGAAGTGTATAAGGATTAGAACCACCAAGATTATTTTGAATACCAATATAATTAGAAGCAGAAGCAATACCATACACTGTTAAGCCAGTAGGAGTATTAATTTGGCTACCTACACCAACTCCAGCAATATATGCGTTATTAGTAGATGTGTTTCCATTTTCAATAACTTGTTGAAGGGTAGCAGAAGCTCCACCAGGAGGTGCAGCCCAAGTTCCATCAGCTCTTAAAAAGTTAGTTGTACCACCACCAGAATTGGGGAAGGTATTTGTGTACACAGCTTTGTTTACATCATTTAACCAAGCTGATGCAATGACTGTGCCACTGGTAAAATTAGTTGAACTCATTCATTACCCCAAAAGAATTTTGCCACCATTTTCTTGTAGAAGGTAACTACCATTCTCAAGAAGGACTGCTGAAGCAGATACTATGGTAAGACTAATAACACCATATTGAGTTATTGTTACGCCATATTGGTTTACGTAACTCGGACAAGTTGGAACGTAAGAACCATATAGGTCATTAACAACAATAGTCATTTACACACCCATGATAACTTGAACAGTTGCACCAGTACCAGAGATAGCAGATACATTACAACGTACCCATCGCCAAGGAGCAATTGTTGTAAAGCCATCTGTGGCAGTAGTAGTACCAGACAAAGTAATTGTGCTCATAGTAATCCAATTAGATTTAATACCATTAGCTGTATCATCCTCATTGGTTACTTGGATAGCTATTGTAGCTCCCACAGTACCTGTACCATTAACTAGTCCTTGAAAACTACTGTAGGGACTTTCTTTGTAAATGGGAGAAGAAGCACCAGTTGCTGTTGCTGAGTTCACACCACTAAAAGCAAAGTAGCGAGGCTGCTCACCACTCTTGATAAATACGTCACTCATTTCATACTCCCATTTTGCTTACATCCAGCACAATGAAGAACGACCCTGTACCTTTAAATACCATATCAATTTCGTGACCAATTAGCCCACTAACCCATCCTAAATCAATCTTGCTTCTACCTTCCAGAGGAAGAACATAAGGTTGATTACGATAAGTAAGTAACACTCTTAGACCAGTCTCAACCATAAAAACAGTTGCGTCTAAACGAATGTTACTTGGATTCCCAGCTAATCTTTTAATGTCAACAATATCAAATACAGAATCGTCTTCGTGTTTGATAGTACCTGTTACTAGGAACACAGTGTTTTTGCCACCATCACTAACGATGGAAACATTAACACTGTCTTGCGTAGCTTCGTGTACTAATTTATTGTGCATCTTAGTTTACTTCTGTACCAATGTTGATTTCTTCAACATACAAGTAACGAGCATTACCAGATGTACCAATTAAACCAAAATCTAATTGCAAAGGTACTTGAGGAGCAGCAACGTAAAAATCACCTGGGTAAGGTTGAACAGGAGCAACACCGCTAGTTAATGTAGTACCTACAAAGTTGTAGGAGTTGGCTTGACCAGCACCCAAACTATAAGTAGAACCAGGAGTAGCAGTTGCAATTCCATCTTTACCTAAAGACAAAACACATTTGCCATTAACACCAACAAACAAAGTACCAGCTCCGTTGTACCAGAATTGTAGGTTAATCAAAGGAATAACGTCAGCACCTAGAGTACCAGCAGTGTAACCAGAACCAGCAGCTAGGATGTAAGGAGCATACAAAGAGCTACCAGAATTGTAAGAACCTTGAGTAGCACCACCTAGTTGAACACTAACTTGACCGCCAGACCCAGCAGTTCCAAAAGGAACAACCAAAGGAGCAACACGATAACCTGTTCCTGCTGTTCCAACAGTTACAGAACTAAAAGTAGTTCCAGTACTATTGAATGTTAGTGTACCAGCAGTAGAAGAAGTATCTCCGTAGATACCACTTGGTACAGCAAAGTCAGCAACGTTAGAGAATGTAGTAGCAGTGCTATTCTTTAAAATAACAAAGTTAACAACAGAACCACCAGCAGGTTTTACAAAGTAAATACCATTGGTAGCAGAAGCAGGATCAACATTATCAAAGAAACCAGAGTAGACAGCAGAGTCAGTCAAAGGGTTCTTCATTGAGCCAGTGGGAACACCCATACGAACATCATGCCAAGATTGGTTACCAGGAACAATTTGAATGTTACCAGAACCTAATGCTAGGAAAGATTTAAAGGGAGTAGATGTACCACCAGTAATCTTTAATGCTCCACCATTCCAAGAGTAGTTGGCAGATGCAGCACCAGTAGAAGCAGTGGCAGTATAAGTGCCAGAAGAATAGGGGATAAAATCATCACCCCTGTTAATTTGATACTGTGAAGGAACAGTGGGGAAAGTGTTTAGTACATTTTGTACAGGGTATGTACTAATACCAGCAGGGAAACGGGTTGGGCTAACCATTTAAAAACTCCTTTGACGTTGTTTAAAACAACGCTCTGCTAAGAGAGCGTCATCGGATGTTTGGATTGTATACCAATTACATTTTCTTTTTCATCATTTTTTTAGCGGCTGGGGCCATTTTCTTGGCAGCCATCTTTTTCATAGCTTCACCAGCACCTTTTTTTGTTGCTGGTTCTGGGCGTTTGCCCTTCATTTTAGACATTTCGTAAGCCATTTAAATACTCCTTTGGATTAAAAGAAACCCCCACCTTTTTAGGATGGGGGCTGTTACTAGTAACAATTAGGGACCATTAACGCCCCACACAGCACGAGGATCAGACCATCCGAATGAATAACGCTCATAGCCTTTGGCTTTAGCATTCATTGTATCGAAATCATTGTCTTGATCAAACGTGATTGAGTGACGCTCATAATACTTCATACCAGTACCACCAGGAATGGTGTTACGGATAAACCAAGCGTGTGGGCTTGTGAAGTAATGGTTTACTTTGAAACCACCTGGTAGGTAGTTACCAGACTTAATGACGTTAATGTCATTGTTGGCATTACCTGTTTGGTAGCTAGA